CCCTATGTTAATTTTTACGTCGGTAACCAATCCGTCCGTCTTCCTACGTACTGGACTTTTTGACCTTAATGTCATTAAACTTGTCCTCCCTTCCACCCATCACTTCATTTGTTTTGATTGAGACCACTTTTTATATCAATCCGTTAGTATGAGCGTTATCATACTACTTTTGGGGAGGACTATACCACCCTCCTTCCACTCTGAATAGTATTATTTTTAGTTGGCAAATTTGACGATCATGCACTTTGTGAATAACTAAATAGGTTTGGACCCTATCTGATCGAATACAATTAAGGCTTTTTATTGATCTTTTCAGTGTGCCTTTGTGGCCCACCGAGCCACAATAGTAGGGAATTGGTAGTGTGTGTTTATGATTGTTACGGTACTAGCACGACACGCCCATCGATTGCTTATCGCCTTTTATGGTTTTTGTTGTGTGACATAATCGACTCTGTGAATAGGAGTAACGCTTAGAGGATTACATGTAATCAGGATTTTTGAGAACTATCTTGTGCGCACCTTTATAAGCTGATTGTATTGTGACTCTTGTTTTCGTATCACGACGTTGCTACATGTGTTAAGTGTAAGTAGGTCTGTTAAAACCTATGCCTTTGTGCCACACTTTTCTATATTTCCTTAGCGTAACATGTAGACGTTAAACGTTAGGGCATACTCAACCATGAGTTCTCAACAACAAATCCAAAACAAAAAAAACAAAAACAAAAAAAAAAATATATTTGATCTCCTTTCTGAAAGGGCAGCGTTGGCTAAGGCTGATGCTGTGGCCCATGATACTTTGGTACGACTTGTCAAGAGCCCTGCTTTTGGTGATCCTATTATAGCTCCTTCCAGTGCATATGCCCCTTGGCATGCCACTCCTTTCACGCTAGAATATGCTGAACGTGCTTCAGGCACTGTTGGTCACACCACACTTGATGAGTTGCCTGGTGTGATTCACACTGTCCCCATTCGAAAGGGTCAGTGCTCACCATCTTTCTTTTGTGATGGACTCATTACTTTGGATTTAGGCACGCCGCAAGCTCGGTATGTCTTGCCTGGTGACGATCGACAAGCGGTTCATGTGCCCTATGTGCCTTATGTTGATGATGCTGCTTTGATGAGTTATGGTAAGATCGCACAGACTTCAGTTAGACACAGAAGAGCGCTTTATCGCGTCCGTGCGGAACGTGTCGGTCTTTCTGAAAAGACTGATCGTCGCGTTACTGTTGCATGTGCTCGAAAAGCCAAACAGGCTTTGCACCATGACCTTTATGGCCTCGAGCGACAAGCGGGTTCTTAGAGTCCACAGTTTAAGTTTACCCACAGTATGGCTCCTGAATTACAAGGAGTCTTTTCTCAGATGTCGGATGGCGTTCCCATCAATGTTAAGTTGGATCCCACAGTTATAACTGCCTTGGCCCGACTTAATGAAACCTTTAAGGAGGTTTTTTCTCAGGCCAATTACAGTGCGACTACAGCTTCCAATTTCGTTGGTTCATCTATTAGGAGCATTGGTCTTGGTGCAGACCGTGTCCTAAATTCTTTGGAAGATTCTTTGGCTGGCATTACTAAGTTACTTTGGATGATACCCCTTTTGGGAGCAGCTTATTTTGCCTGTACTACAGTTCCTGTCTTTAAAACAGCTGCGGCTACTGCTGCTATTGTCTTAGTCGTTAGTTCTGTTTTACCCGCTGATTTGTGGGATGCTATTAAGTGTTATTGGCCTACGCCAGTGGTCTCGACTCAAGATGAAGTTCATACTGAGTTTGAGGCTCAAGCAGGTGGCTTTGTTCCTTCGAATTTGGGCCATATTATAACTATGGGTCTTACTTATTTGGCTATTGGTAAACGTGATGGCGCAGATATGATTAAGGGGTTGATGAAAGAGATGCCTTCATATGGACGCAATGTCGATTCTTGGTCCAAGTTGTCCACTTTTATATTGGAGACTATTGAAAGTTTTCTCAATACTTTTCGCGCTTCCTTTGATAAGCCAGCCATTAGTTTGATTAACACTGGTGTTAAACATGTTGACGATTGGTGCCGTCGTGTCATGACTTTATTGACCACTGCACAGACTGGTGGTGAACTGATGGAGCCTTCTGTTGTACAGGGTATGATTGCATTGCGTAATGAAGGGCGTGACTTAACTGATTTATATCGTTTCACGCGTGATGTTTCGCCTCTGTTACACAAGTACCTTGGCCAACTTGATGATTTGTGTCGCACTTGTTCTGCTGCTATGCACTCATTTAAAGGTGGCCGGCCACAGCCGGCTGTATTGTGTCTCACTGGTAAACCAGGTGTGGGTAAGACCTTTTTGTGCAAGATGATTACCAATTTGGTTTTGAAACACTTTATTCCCTTGGAAGAAGCCAAACGATTGGACTACAATTTCGATTCTCAGGTATTTGTTAAAGGACCTACTGAATATTGGAATGGTTATGCATCGCAGTTTGCTGTTGTGTATGACGATTTTGGTCAGAAGGTTCCAGCAGCCGGTTCAGAGGAGAGTGATTACATGGATCTTATTCGTGTGGCCAATTGTTGGTCTTATCCTTTGAATTTTGCTGATGTTGAGAATAAGGGTAAGAACTTTTTCAAGTCCCGGTTCATCTTGTTGACAACAAACATTGTTAACATTGATAATTGTCAGAAGGTTATAGTTGAGCCTGGTGCCATCACAAGGAGGATTGATCATGGTTACCAACTCACTGTACATCCTGATTTTTCTTGCGATGGCAAGTTGGATTATCAGAAAGTCTCAAAATACTCCCTTGAGAATGGTGATTTTCCCTATGACGCATGGATTTTTAAGAAATATCTCTTTGCAGTTGGCAATGAAGCACGTGTAATTGATCATACGCCATACACACTTTTAGATGTGGTGGGTGAGGTTGTTGCAAGTCTCGCTTACAATAAGCTCACTCATGGAGACAATGAGGACTTGATGAAGGATATACTTAAACGCACCTATGGTGTATTGGAAGGTGTTGCCAACATTGATGAAGAAGTTATGGTTGACATTCTCAGAGGACAGCCTTTAGGTGGGATTGAGGAGGTTGATGAAACTTTGGAGTGTCAAGGTGGTGAGTTTTTCCAATTTTTGAAACGTACCAATGACGCTAATGTTGCTGCTTTGGGCCATATGCTCAATGAGTCCGACAAATATGTTCCATGGAGGAAACCTTTGGTTGAACTCCAGAAGTTGGGCACTTTGTTGTTGGACTATAACCGGTCCTTTTTGTCTGAGGTTTTTAAGATACATGATTCTCCTTTGGCTACATTTTTGATGTCCACTGCTATGGTTATGTTACTTATAGCCGCTTGTAAGACCATGTTATCTACCGTCATTGGTTGGTTTTCACCTGTTGTTGAGAAGGCACATGTCATTTGGAACTCTATTCGTAAGAAGAAGAAGTTGCCAGAAGGTGTCCTTGCCCAGGCCATTGATTCCTTGCATCCGAG